TAAACGCAAAATTCCTCTCATAATTTACTCCTTTGGTTTAGCTTTAGGTTTAACTTTGGGTTTAACTTTGGGTTTAACTTTAGATTTAGGCTTCTCACCTTCAACCGTTTCCTGTAATGATTCAGCACCGACATTATAAACCAATTCAGGATAGTTTTTATCTTCAGTCGCTTTTCTCAACCGTCCACGTGACCAGCCACCCAATCCCATCCGTTTAGCAATTTCAGAAGGGGGCACCCCAATAGACTCACTAACAGGTCCATGCTTCACTCCAAGCAGGCCCTTAGCTCTTCCTTCAAAATTGGCAGTTTCAGAAATAGGATATGATATATCAATCAATTGTGCTGGTAGTTTTTTCTTTCTCTTAAAAAGGGGTTCTCCCTTATCATCAAAACTATATGCTTCATTTACATTAAAATGAGAAGGAAAATCAATAATCTTACTCTTTAAGAAAAAGATGCTTCCCCAAAAATCATATTTTTGAAAATTATCAAAATCAGCGACTTCATCGGATGTTCGGTCCGACATAGGTCCCCTTGATGCTTTCACTGAAGCAAACGTTCCTGAAGATGTGCCGGTGGTAACATCGGATGCTTCATTTAATCCTGAAGTTACCATTTGCATAATATCGGTGTCTTGCTCTTTTATAGATGTTAAATTTGGATTTTCTGCTTTACAAGTCATCCCCGGTGGCAATACAAGAGAACCACCCGGCGTCTTCTTTTGCAGGATAGATGTTTTTGATCTTTCTTCATCCGTTAAAGAAAGCCACATTTTAAAATCTCTTGGATTCTCAAATGAAAAAACCCATACATAAGCTCCAGACGCTTTTTTATGATCAATTTCATATTTCTTCAGATTTTCATAATGATTAAGCCATTCAAGAACTGTCCTCAAATAACTTACTGCTCTTCGGGTAATATAACCACGATCCCATGATATGATAAATCTGTAGTATCCACCAAAAGCTTTAAATTTTCTTTTCCGACTTCTTGAACTCTGTTGTAATTTTCGATTATAAGAATTGTAATCAGAAAGGTTTGAATATCCTTGTCCAGTAGCAGGTAATTGAGCAAGTTCGGGGTAACGTGCTATATTAATACTTGGAATCTGATATTTCAATACCCCCTGATCATTACATACATTATAAAAGAGGGGGAAGTTTGTTTTTGTTGGGTGATATATAATACCCGTATCGTCTTTTCCATGCTGGGAAATAAGAATCGGGTCAATAAAGTCTACTTCAATGAATCCATCTAAATGACAGGTAAGAGATAAATGCAATTCCCCTTCAATCATAACTCGACCCACAAATTTTGGCCAGTATGAAAAAAGTCTGTTTCGAGGATCAAGTTCAATTTCTTCTATTGTATCTTGAATTTTCTCAATCCCTGAAGTTGTTTCATATCCCCAACCAGTTAATCTACCCGTCAATCCCCTGACTGAAGTATTTATTTGAGGATTCCTGTGAAACTTGTTCCAGCACTCTTTTTGAAGATACTCCCTTGTAGCTTTTGGGTCTCCTTTCTTCGTACCTACCTGTATAGGAAACCCATCCGAATCTCTTGACCCTTCAGTAGACCCATCATCAGCATTGTATTGCCAAGGGACTGCAAACTGAATTCTGGAAAGTACCTCATCAGACATTTCCATTATTTGTTTTTCAATTTCCTGTTTATCCATTCCAAACCCTTATTCAGGTTAAAATTTAATACAGCACCTATACACCATTCAGGAAAGTTTGTCAAGCCTTTATTAGGAAATTACTTATAATTACCCAGCATAGATTTATCCGGAGTAAAGATGCCAAAAGAAGTCATGGACTTTCTCAACCGAAAATCATCTACCGTAAGTTCTCTTCCTCCATAAATACCCCACCCAATAGTATAAACCGAATCATCTTGAATTCCATACTTTTCTCCTTTTTCTGGAGAGCCAAACCATTTCTTATCGGTATCATGGTCAAAAACAGCCATCTCTTCAGTTAATATATTTTCTTTCTTTGAACCATGAATATTTAATTCAGGTGCTTTAAAAAGACCGGACTTAATAATGTTGTACAATTCATTAAACGCTTCTTTCTGTCTTCCATAATTTGGATAAATGGGCTCAAATTTAATATTACGGTCTTTGCACCAAGGTTCCATATCCCAAGTACCATACCGCTCAGAACAAAGAGTATCAATTCCATCAAATTCCTGATCACACAGCTCCAAAACCTCTTTAATGTTTTCAAGTTTATGATTTTCTATATCTGCCATTAAAAGTAAAAAATAAACATAACGTGGTGCTGCTGTCAATAAATTGGTAATATGTGGATTGCTTAAACTACCCGGAAGACCTTTTGCGAAAGCCCCAACAATCGTCCTTGCTTTTCCACGAATTGCAGTGGGATCACCACGGTCAATTGCCGTTAATATAGCAAAATGGGTATCAAACATCTTTTCAAGAGCAGAAAGCGAATCAATGTTTGCCATCTTCGCTGCCATTACGTTATCAGGTAAACCGTATATTTCATCGACTTTCCGAAGCCTTCCATAGATTTTAACCACTTTTGAGTTCATTTCATCGATATCTATGGGGATTCCTTTCTCAATAGCATCATTTCGGGAGGTTATGAGGGTATTTTTTGCGTCAAGTGCTTCAAATATGCTTTCAGTGTTCAATTTACCAGAGTCCAGCCCATAAAATGACATTGCTTCAATCATTTCTTCGGTAAACACCCTTGAAGCACCTGCGGACCACAAGTTAAGGAAATAACGTTCAAATTCACCAAATGGGAACTTTTCCCGGTAATCATTCAATTGATCGGCAGTCATATTCGGGTGCCAGTAGTCTGAAATGTCACCCAACTGACTATGCCGATAAGAATAAAACAATGTTTTTATTTTTTTGTCAACAAAACTCAAATAAAGCTGGTAAAGAACGTGGGTCTTTTCCGATACCGTTGAATCAATAACTCCCAACGCATTTGGAACATTCCGAATCGATCCATCAAGCTGAACAAAGAACTTGGGATTTTTCATGTCAAACATTTCAGAGAATGTATAACCGGTAATATTAGAAAAGATACCAGTAAAAGATGATATCGATCTGATGAGAGAATCAACATCACCTTTCGAATTTGTAATCCGTATTTCCTTTTCCTGAATGTTGCGCTCACCAACCTGAGAGAATAATGTGGGTGAATGTTTGATTATTTCCCGCATGATGTCAAAGTGAACAAACTTGGTCTGTTCTTTCGAATTAGCTCCAAGCATAATCTGTTGTCGTGGCCAGCAAAAGAATTTCCATAACTGAATTAAACATGCTAAAAATGATTTGCCTTCCCCTCGCATCCAGCAGAGAATCACTACCGTGTATTTAAACCGACCATGTTCCATCACCAGTGCTTTACGCAAAATCTTCTTTTGTTCTTCCCAGATCATTTTATAACTTTTATCGGTATCAGGGTGAAGTGTATCCGGTAAAGCACTCATTGGGACCCATGTCTTAACATCACCGATCGCTTCCAGGTCGGTACTTATGGGGACGATTTCCCCCCAACAACGCTCTTCTACCCATTTAATCATCCCTTCTGCACCGTTACGATACGCAGTAATATCAGTGTCCCTGTTCTCAAGCGCCCCCCGACCCCGATCCGCCTTCACCGCTGTCCTACCTCGCGGGATTACCTTCCGAATAACTTTCATTATTCACCCCTTTTAATTGGTTTTCTTTTCTTTAACGGAACCGTCTTCTCTTCAGAATCACTGAACTCTACATCTACATCCGGCGGAGCCAAAGGTGCAGACGAAGACTCAATAAAATACTGCGTAAGACCAAGTGACCGCCACGTCTGCTCCAATAATTTAATATGTTCCCTCATTTCTTTATAAATTGGAGAAATAGTGCTTTTACCCTTAGCATCCGTTTCCACCATATTTGCAATACCAACCTCTGCAATCTTCAACCGACATAAGTTCTGATAGATTGGCATTAAATGCATCCCAACCCGCATTAACGTCGGTTCATCCAATACAGATATATAATTCCGGTAAATAATGGAAGCGACCGCCCGAAGATACACAGATTCTACCCGGCATTTCCGCTGACCTGCATTGTACTCACACATTTCAAACGCCGGACACCTTTCACCCCTGCATGGCTTAACCGTCTCCCATGTAACAATCTGCTTTGTGTCCGTATGATCTTTCCCCTTCATAACATGCATGCGACCAATTTCAATATTGTACCTTTTCGGAAGCTCCTGATTGTCCAGTTCACCCGCTTCTTTAGCCTTTTTGATAGTTGCAATGTTACACGCTTTAAATAAAGCTCTTTTCTTATTTAGACAAGCGGCACACATTCCATCATCCAACGACTGGTTTCCAAAAGATGGACATTCATCTGAGAAGCTCATAACTAATCCTCCTCCTGTACCGGATTATCAACTGCCATTAATAATGGTTGAATAGGTTTATTAAAGGTTAAAGTTCTTAAAAATACCACCCCCGTAAATAATACCTTTACACGTTCTTTAAATGAAAGCTTCCAACAAGAAGTGACTGTTCCATTTTCTGTTTTATGACAGGGTAGGTTTTGGTATTGTAATTGATCTTTAGCATACGTGCGGTTGCATTCTTTGAAATGAATAACTTTCATGATTAGTTCCTCCTCTTCAGTACGTTAATAGTTAATTCCCTATCGTCTGATTGTCTATATTACAACGGTATTCATATCGTCCGTAACATTTGCTATATAAACATTGTGCCGCTCTTATATATCAACTTATCAAAAGTAGGTCAAGTAGTTAATTCAGGACATTAATTTTAATAATGGTAATAGGTGGTTGCAGTAGACGGTAGGGTGTTTTCCTGGAAATTACAGAGGAAATTTTGTGGGGTAGACTCAGGCACAAAAAGCAAGTGCGTGCATTCCAGATAGATCGAGGGGGCATTCATTGCGTCTGATA